GTTCAGCTCGTCCAAGAAGATAACGGCAGTGGACTCTGGGTCCGTAGGTAACTCCGCAGGGGGAGCCCAAACCATCGCGCCTTTTTCAGCATTGTAATAAGGGATACCTTTGATGTCCGTAGGTTCCCACAGGGCCAGTCGAACGTCAATGACCTCACGATCTGCGTCCTCGCCAATCTGCTTGACGATGTCGCTTTTACCAATTCCTGGGGGACCCCACAGGAACACAGGGCGGCGAGTTTGAATCGCCTTACGAATGGAACGCTTTGCGGCCTTAGGACCAACTTGGCGAACGCTAATATCTGTGGACTTTGCCATTTTAAGACCTCTTTAAGTTGTTTCTCAGTTTTAATAGTATAACACCAACTCAGCTCAGTGTCAACCAATTCTCTTTACAAAGTTTAATTGTGTTGTATTGTCGCCACGCACACTTTTAATCTTTGCTTTAATAGACACTCTACTTCCTGTGTCCATGTTAGTATTATACCAGAAATCAACAAAGCTGTCAACCAGTTTAGCTGTGATTCTAAATTTATTGTATTCTTGTGAGTAGTAGCTCTTAACGATCTCGATCTCGCCCTGGATCTTGTCACCTACAGCACCAGTCAGTTGAGTGCTCGCACGGACTTCACGGGCCAGCTCGTTGCGGCTTTGATCACGGATCATCACAGAGGGCAAGCAGGATATGATGGCAAACTCCAAGAGGTTACGACCGGTGAACTCATCCATCTGTGCGATCTTCAAGGCTTGACGCTCGAAGTCGTTGATCTTGCCTGAGATCTGCTTGAGCAAGAAGCCGTTGAAGTAGTGACGGATCTCACGACCCTTCTCGATATCGGCCTCAGTGGCCACTGTGAAGTTATTGGTCCGAAGCCATTGTTTGACCATCAGCTTGTTGGCATCTTTGACCAGCACCATAGGACCTGTTAGGTCGTTGTCGGGTTGAGTCCATACAGGCTCTTTGAAGTAGCCCCCGTTGATACGATCTGCTGCTACCGCTAATCCCCAAACTTGATCTGCTGTAAACATTGTGTTCTCCGTTTAGTTGCTGTATGTGTCTATTATATAGCCTTTTAGCCAAACAGTCAACCAGGCTGAAGTGCCGGTCAAGAGAAAGGAGTGTTGTTTTTACACAACACTCCCAAAGACGCCCCGGGAGCGAATCGGCTTGTCTTTGAAACTGCTTTAGAGCGTGATGCCCATTGCTTGAGCCTTGTAGCCTAGAGCAACGATCTCACGTGATGGCTTGCCCATTGCGTACTCGGTAACAGTCACGCCGTTACCTGCCTTGCGGGTGTTGCTGTATACAGCATAACCGTTCTGCTTGATGCGGCTAACTTCTGCGCTCAAGTTGCCAACGCCCAAGTCGTGCTTGGCTTTGCTTGCTGTCAACGATTGACCGTTGTACAATGCTGTGAAGACCTTGAAAGTCTTGGTTTCTGGATTGAATCTTTTCATTTTTAAGTTTCCTTTGTTAGAGCTGTTTCTTAACAGCGTGTTACTAGTATAGTGTCTTGATTGGTTAAGAGCAATGATCAATGTTACCGTTTTACGGTTACGTTAGCTCGAAGGAAGGCTCCTAACAGAACCACGGCGGCCCAGGTCTCCAACGTGTACGCAATCATCAAGGCAGAACCAAACAACACATTCCAACTCCAAATGACTAGGAACGGCCCAATAGCCAACAGGAAGATGACTAGGGCAATGATTACAATAATTTTAAGCATTTATGATCTCCTCAACTTCCTCAATACGTTTAATCTCAGCCAACTCTTTCTCGATCTCACTGATCTTGCGTTTGTTGCCCTTGTTGGTGTTCTTCTTGTAGACCAGCCACACGTGATCTTCACAGTAGCTCTTGCCCGGGAACACCTTCTTACCACAGGAGTGGAACGGAGCCTCTGTCTGCTCCGAACCAATCCACTGGCACTCTGTAATAATTGCACTCATATTATGAACGCTTCATCACAGTAACTTCAGCCATTGCTTCCCAGTTGTCGGCAAATGCCTTGCGCAATTGTGCAACCTTCAGCACCGTACGCAGGCTCAGCTCGCGCAGTTTAGCCCTGTTGTTGGCAACAAAGTCCACAACATCAATCTTGGCCACATCGCTGAGCTCGTACTCGTCCAACATACCGTCTGCAACGATCTGCTTAATTCGCAACACCTTCTCACGGTCTGTGTCCATCTGCAGATCAATGTAGTGGCAACGGCTCTCAAGAGCGGCAAGGTGATCCTGTAGCTTCTTGCTTCGTACATTCTCAAACTTAATATTAGTGATAAAGATAGCACCAGCCTTGAACTCAAAGCGATCTGGGATACCTTCACTACGCAAGATGCGGCTGTCAGTGTTCCAGCTGATGGTACGCTTCTTGGATGAATCCAAAGCTGCCTTCAAGATGTTCAAGCTCAAGTCGTCCAACAATACACTGTCGCAGTCATCAAACACGATGACATTCTTCTCGCTTGAGAACTCGTAGAGCTTGCTATACAAGCCAATGGCACTCATAGCACCTTTCACAATCTCATAGCGTGGCTTGCGCTCGCCTAAGGTATTGAACAAGTCGTCCTTAGTCAGCACTTCTTCTACACCAAACGATTTGCCTACGCCTGGAGGGCCTGTCACAATCATAGCACGTACATCACCAGCCTTCACAGCCTTGGTCATATCCGTAAGTACTTGGAAGCGAGCACGAGTCTTCTCAATCAAGTCCTCATCGCTGATATGTGCTACAGCCGAATCAGCTACCTTGAGCTGAACCAGGCTCTTGTCACCTACAGGAGCTTCATCAATGTGCGACACCACACGATAGGCTCCAATGCCTGCAACCTTGACGCGGATCTTCTTGTAGGGGTTGCGACCACCTTCAATCTCATCGCCTGCAAGGCAAGTAATGCATTCGCCGTCAAAGTCTTTGACCATCTGCAGGCGGATGCCTGGATAGATCATGTTCTTGCGAGCACCGTATGCGCCTTCTGTAATCTCAATTAGTGTAGCCATTTTGTTCGCTCCTGTGTGTTAGTAAGTCTCTATTATAGCAAAGAAAGCCCAAGGTGTCAACCAAGGTAGGGACTGTACTCTTCATACTGTGGCACATCTGCCACATCCTCAACGCTCATCTCTGCCAGCGCACCCAATACCAGCTCAATGGGGCAACCCAGTTGCTTTGCAATTGCACGACTATCCAAGCCCTCAATGTAGAGCTGTTCAATGTCGTAGCTCAGTTCTGCCATTTTACTCATTTTAGTTGTCCTCTGATACTTGTGATTGGATAAATGCTTCTGTCAATAACACATAGGGCTCACTGTGGCACTTGACGTACCAGTTGCCGTCCTTACGCAGGATGTACTCGTATTCCTCATACTGATGGTTCAACAGATAGTCCTCATAGCTAGCGAACTTCTTGGCACTGGTACCTGTCTCGCCACGATCACGTCCGTAGAAGGTACACATATTCTCAGTAGCCTCTTCGTGCAACCGCTGTTCTATCTGTGTAGCCAATTCAAATTTGCTGAAGGCGTGCTTAGTACCAATTGTAGGGCGCAGGCTGCTCAAGTCGCCTAAGTCGATCAAGTCACGCAGTTTGAACGGGTCGCTGTAGTGTTCAGCAAGGATTTTGCCGTTGTGTTCCAAATAGCCGTCCCAGTGGCAGTAGACCTGATGGACTGTGCCGTCTGCGTATTCTAGTGCAATTGTGCTTCGTGTTGCCATTGTTTCGCTCCAATGTTGTTAAGTTAAGTGTCTATTATAACAGCTTATGCAAGTTCTGTCAACTGTACGTCTGCAAAGACCCTGTCCTCTGTGTGGTCATATGTGAGGAACACTTTAGTACTATCTGTGCCGCCCTTTACAGGGAACACTGCTTGATAGCAGAACTGGCCGCCGTTGGTGATGCCTAGGAACTTGCAGGATGAGAAGTTAGCACCCTTGTAGCCTGCCAGCTGTGCGGCCTTGGTTAGGTACTGTGGTGAATAGGTGGCAAGAACTTTTAGTGTGTCTGCTGTGATCATTCGCGCTCCTTTGTGTCTAAGTATCTATTATAACATCAAACTGACTGGGCGTCAAGTTCCCAGCTGATGTCCTGGAACTTCTTGTAGAGTCTGTAGACATCACGTTTGGCTTCTGTCAAGGCCTGGTCGATGAGATCTTCTGCAACACCGTCTGTGAGCACTTCGTGGGCGTCTTTGTATAAGCATCCACCCAGGTATTGGGAACTGAGTTCAATGTTCTCAATCATAACTCGGACACGTAGCATGAACCAGTCAAGGTTCCCACACTCGATGTCTCGGTACATTTCATTGAGGTCAAAGCACCCGTCATCGAAACAGTCTTTGGGGTCTAGGTCTTCCCAGCTCTTGTCCACAATGATATCAAAACCGTTGCGCTCGTATACAGCCAATTCGTCGTAATAGCGTGTCATCTTGTGTCCTTAGCAGTCTGCATCGTAGTCTGCCCACTCCTGGGCTTCGCTGGGCTGGCCATCGTCCTCGTCTTCGAATTGCTCTTCGATGAACTCGTTGGCTTCCATCATGTCTTGCACATCGTGTTCGCTCATGTACTTGAGGCAAGCAGTGATAACAAGATCTCGATCGATGACACCTTCATCGATCATGTCTAACAGCATGTTTGTGTACTTACGCATAGGTTCGCTCCTGTTCGTTTACTCTAGCCTTAATTATAGCAAAGTTTCACCAAACTGTCAACCCCTACATGCTCCAGTAGAGTTCGCTGGAAGGATCACAGGCACGGGGAGTGTCGTGTGCTATCTGTATGGGCTGACCCGTCATCAAGTTGGTCACAGTCTTTGTCGAGGGCACACACTCAAAGCGGTAGCCGTCTTTGGGCAAGTAGAGCCAATACAGACCGTTGATCTCCCGCTTCATGCCTTCCGCAGTACGGTCTGTCCATACTGTGGTAGACACCAAACGTTCGCCCGTTTTGGTGCGGCGATCCGCCTTGTAGATGTACATGGTGTAGTCTTGTTTCACGTCAGCTCCTTTGTTGTCTATGTGTCTATTATACTGCCAATCAGTCAATTAGTCAACCTTCAAGCCAGCAATCCCTGGCTTCCACTGTGGTTGTTATTTCCCCACCGATGTAGTCCCCGTGGAATCCATACTTGTTCTCTAGCACCAGAGCCTGGCCCATATAGCTAGACTTGATCTCTACGATCTGTCCGCTCTGTTCAATATCGGCCTTAAAGCCCACCCAATCACCAATGGTGACTGTCTGTCCTTCTACCTTAGCTGTCTTCATGTCAATCTCCTCTTGTGTCTGTGTTAAGTGTAGGCATAATGGCACGGCGAAGCTCTACTTCACGCTTGTGAGCAGCCGCTTTGCCACGAACCACTTCGTGTACCAGTACTTCGATCTCGCTCTTGTCAGTGAGCTTGCGGAGTTCTTGGCACAACAGCCAGTTCTTGGTCTCTGTTTTGGCACGGTAGAAGTGCTTGGCTGCACGAGCCAGCACGCTCTTATTAATAGTTGATTCTGTCTTGGCAGTGACGCCAATGTAGTTCAAGCCGTTGACTCTGAGTTCATATATGATATGATTGCGATCTGCTCGCTTCTTGCGGGGTGTGTTTTTTGTGTCCATGTCGCTATTATACGGCCTCTCGCCCAATCCGTCAACCGGAATGATTTTGACCCTGATAGCTCTAGGGTTTCTTGTTCGCGACACGCCTGCGCCGCCGCCCCACCAAATCGTAGCCAAAATGCCACACTTTGGGCTACGCTGCGGCACTCTCCTTCCTTGCTGCGCTGCTGTAGGTGGTGCCCGGAGCCGGAATCGAACCGGCACGCCCCTTACGGAAGCGAGAGATTTTAAGTCTCTTGTGTCTACCTATTTCACCATCCGGGCAGGTGTTACGCTGCAATGCTGCTGAAGTGTTACTTAAGTAACACCTTGCGCTGCTGTTTCTCTACATGCTGCACAATTAATACTGGCCAGCCCTACTGGATTCGAACCAGTGACCTACAGCTTAGAAGGCTGTTGCTCTATCCAACTGAGCTAAGGGCTGCTGTTGTGGTGGGCCCCCCGTGAGTCGAACACGGCACCAATGGATTATGAGTCCACTGCTCTAACCAACATGAGCTAGGGGCCCGTAATGTGTTACAACTCTCGGTATCCTTGAATCAATTCCGCATTCGT